AGTACCATTTGCCGTCTGAATGTTTCTTCCACTTATCTTTGATCATATAGCCAGAGCCGTCAAAATAATACCAGGTTCCATCGATTTTTTCAAATTTATCTTTTGGATATGAGCCATCTGAACGTACATACCACCAGCCGATATCATTCTCTTTCCATTCAGCTTTAGCTTCTTCATCATCATCTAGTAAAACAATATTCTTGTCGTACGGATTTGAAGAGTATTGCCACCAGCGAATCCCGTCCACGGACGGGAAGTATTCAAAATCAGCATTACCGTCATTTAAACCATAGCCAGCAATCCAAAGACTGTTTGGGAATTTCTCAAGAATCTGCTCATAATAGATATTATTGAGCGTGAATGGCTTATAGCTGTAATAGATTGGCTCGTAGCCATTTTCTTTGAGGATTTCCATGAAGCGAATACAAGCATCTGTATTTGACTGTTTATCTCCGCTAGCGTGATCTTCGTAGTCAAGACACAAGTATTTTACTTTTTGAGGAACATTATCAAGGAAATAACGTGCCTCACGCTCGGCTTCTTCAATGTCACCACCAAACCAAGCAAAATGATAGAATCCAACAGGAATGGATTGCTCAATTTGAGCAGATAGGCAAGGGTTGATATAGCTTGTACTTTCAGAAATTTTGATAATGGTATTCTGTGTACCAATGTCAGCTAAAATACCTGTAATATCGTATCCATTATGACTAGATACGTCGATGAATAAGTCGTTTTTCTTCATTATTTTCTCCTAGTCTTCGTTTGGTTTATAATACTCAAGCGCTCGTTCGCTATCGGTCAAACCAGCAGTCGTTGGATCGGTAACTACACCAAGCAATACCAAAATATATACGAATGTGTTCACACCGTCTTGGATATTTTGGGGAATTTCAAGTCCAAACTGCTGAGCCATAAGAAATACTGCTCCTAGTAGAGCAATAAGTGTTACTTTATTTTGCAAACGTAATTTCCAGTTGATTTTATTCATTTTCTTTCTCCTTTATTTCAACTTCTACTTGGTCTTTTTGGTCGATATTGACCAAAAACTGACCTATTTTTTTAGCGTTATCCTTCTTAATTTGGTTGATGTATGGTTTCAAAAACTCTGGGAATGCCCAACCAATCGCTTCCCAATTCTCAAGTACAGAGCCTAGATAGTTGATAATAAAGAACATTGTCCAACCAATACCAAATGTTCTGATTCCTAGCGCTCTTGAATACATCGCTACAAGCATAATGACCACGAATACAACGAAATGACGAATCAATCCCATCGTGCCAATCTTACTGTCAAAACGATTTGTTTTAAAAGCTTTAACATAGCCAGTAACGATGTCTAAAACCATTAACCAGAAGAAGATATGGATGTAAGGGCTGTGAGATAGGTTCCTAAGATGGCCAACTAGCTCTCCCCACATAAAATCTTGCATAAACCCACCTCTTTAACGTGATACTGGTTGTGTGTCTAGCTCGCTAGATGGTTTCTCTGGTTTAGGAGCATCCCATTTCCAAATGGCTAGAATTCCATTTTGTGATGGTGCGCCTTCAAGTTGTTTGAGTGATTCGCCTTGGTAGATGAATTGTTGATTAGTTTGAATAAGGATGCGCTTGCCTTCCCCGTTCAATTCAACGTGTTCAGGGTCTTCGATTGCAAACATAGAACCAGGAGCGTAGCTCTCACCAGTTTTAACAAGAGGAAAGAGTTCTACAAGTTCTTTGTATGTTGTACCGTAAGCGATTTTCTCACCCATGATGGAATCTTGAGCCATAACACGAACTACCTTATTGATTTTCGCAGTGATTTCAAGCAGTTGATTCTGCTTGGTTTCTGTCTCAGTAAGCTTCTGTTCAGCTTGCTCGATTTTAGATTGGGCTTGTACGATTGCAGAACCTGGATCTAATTCAGATTTCACCATATCCAATACTGCTTGAATGAGTACATCTTCTTGGTCTTGTGTGCGATCACCAGCCAATTCACGTTGGTTAGTGCTGTAACGGTTGCCATCTTGCAAGCGAATTTCTACAACTGTTTTGGTTTGGTCACCAAAACCACGAGTATAAGGTTTAGTTGCTAGGGTGTAGTTGTTAATTGCCATTTATCGTTTGTCCTTTCACTTGTTCAAATTTTGCTTTCAGTTCTTCATTTGAATTGATGATGTTTTTGATTTGTTCGAGCTCCATAGCTGTAACTGTGTATAGAGCTTCTAGCGTAGCTGACTGAGTTGCTTCGTTGCCGACTCGTTCGCTTAATGATTTAATTGTCAGACTGCTAATCTGCTTGTCTTGTTCGTTCATGTTGTTGTTTCCAACCTTTCTACTTTTTGGTTAAGTTCTTGAATAGCCTTGATGAGATAAGGCACAAGTGCGAATGTGTTATAAGAATAAGCGCCATCTGGATTTTCAAAGAATGCTTCTGGTGCGAATCGTTGTACATCTTGAGCCATGATACCGCAAGAAATATCCTCGATTTTTCCATCGTATTCCTTACGATAAGAATAGGTTTTCAACCGCTCAATTACATCAAGTCCAGACACTTGACTATCTTGAATGTTGCTCTTATATCTGCGGTCTGAAATCTCTTTATTGATTGGTATCCAAGAATATCCACCACCTTGTTTATGCATATAGAAATAGCCGTTTTTTTCTTGAAAATGTGTGTAAATATCTGAGTAAACCCAAAATCCTGCTATGTAATTATCTTTTACATAATAGATATTACCAGCCACTTCTAAATTCCCGTGGATTTTAGGAGTATTCCAAAATTGCGCCTTGTTATAACAGAACATCTCTCCTGTACGCTTAACGAACCAAGCATAGTCACCTGCTTTCCCCCAGTTATCTCCCCAGTTAACCCAAAGAGCAGTTTGACCCCACTGAGTGTTACCGTTACTCATACCGACTGCAAATTGATTAGTACCAGTCAACCAGTAGGTGCTAGGGTCTTTGTCATGCGTACCAATCTGGAAGCCACCAATACGGCCTTTATAACCTTCAAGCAAGGTTGCAGATACTACTACTGATCTCAACTTGTTGATAAAGGCTGTTTTAGCAGCTAAAGTGTCCGTAAATACATCGCTGGATACAAGCTTCTTCGCTAGAGCAGTATCAAATATCAGCTTTTCTGCTGAAATCGAATTCGAGCGAATAACATCCGTATTCAACGTACCTACTCTGGCATCTCCTACAAATAAACGCTTAAAGTAACCATCGATAGCTGTGATTTCGTCTAGTAGCGTCCTACCTTTTAAACGGATTTTAGCAGCTTCAATCAGAATGTTATTGCTGTTCAGATTGATTTGAGAAGAAATCGCTCCAGGTCCCGTAAGGGTTTGGATAGCGTACGAGTCACGTAGCTGTGATACTTGAGTCTGTGTGACAACATCCTGTGTAGATGTGTTGTCGCTGAATTTTTTAGGCGGTTTGTCACCACGAATAAGAGATACTTGTCCAATTGCGACTTGCCCGTTCTTCATCAACCAAATTTGAAGAGGGAATTCTCTTGATTTAGTCAATGATTTCTGGACAGTCATCGTACCAGTGATAATCTGAGTACCAGTTTTAGTGAGCGTCACTCTATCGGATGCAATTACACCGCCACCTTCTTCTGCCCATAGCTCAATTCCTAGAGGGGCATCTGGTAAGACATCTACCCAAACTTCCATGCGATAGCTGAGTTTTTCTCCCTTTGTAAAAGTTGAGGTATTAAGTGGCAATGCGAAACCGTGATAGACTGCTTGGTCTTTACCAGTAGTGGTAATTCGTAGCAATCTGGTAGCAGCCTGAACCTCAATGACATTCGCTTCAGCTTGCTTCTTGGCCCACTTACTGAAATTCGTTGGATCATATACCAGATTAAAGTCATCCAAGAAATTAGATACACGGTTAACCAATCCGTCAGCAGTCTGAATGACTTGTGAAATAGACTCATTCTGTCTCTGGATAGTCTGTGTGTGGCTCTTAACTGTATCAACTACATCGTTGAAATCAGCGACGCTAACGATTTCAGAAGTGTTAACATCGTAGTCAGTCATGCGGTCAGAGTGTTCAAGTTTCATACCGCAGATTTCAAGACTACCATTTCCACTTTGACCAAATTGTATTGAGTTAGATACTGTATCTGCTGTGAATGTGAATTGATATCTAACCCAATCTTTGTTCGAGATAGATTTGAATAATCTACGATTATTATCATTTGTGGTCCAGGAACGCATCAACAAATTAACGTTTTGACTCGTACTATTGCTAGATACTCTCGCCCAGCACGACATTGTGTATTTTTCGCCAACAACCAAATTAACTTTTTGACCGATATCTTTATTTCCACCATTTGTATTATTAACGACACGCATACCTTTCTTGATAGCAGTATGCGGAGCATCTCTTAATTCGATAACATCTGTCCGACCGTTACCACCTGATAAATACAATCCCCAAGTTCCGTTCAAGGAGTCCCCCGCTGGAATGATGGATGAATTCTGCAAGAGGTTATCATTTCTAATAATATCTCTCAGTTTGGTTTCAATACGTGAGATGGTTCTTTGAAATCCGTCAACCGAATTCTTGACAATATTCTGGACTTGAGTGGCATTTTGAAAACCTTTATCATTGGCCAATCTGTCAAAATCAGTACGAGACAATTTCTCGATAATCTGGCCAGCTTGAACTTCGATTCTGCTTTCAGCAATTCTCAACCTATCTGTCAGAGGGTCAACCTCTTGTTTAGTCACAAGTGTTTTGATTCTGTCTGTTATCTGCTCGATTTTGGCAAAGTTGGAATCAGACAAACCTTTAGAAGTATTAGCGGACTCAAGAGCGTTTCTAGCTTCTTCTAAAGCTTCTTCAGCGGTTTGAGTAACTGTTGAACCAATCGCACGAATCTCTTCGATTTTTGTTCGTTGGTCTTCAAGTTTCTCGTTCATGCTGCTATCAAAACCTGAGAGCCTGTTATCGATTTCATCTGACAGAGCACGCTTGTTTTCCTCTGCTTTAGCTTTGGCAAGTTCGATACCGTCCGCAATTTCTTGTCTTAACAATTCAGCTTGGTGATCAAAATCTAAGTCTGCATTTTGAAGAGCTTTTTCAAGGGCAATTTCTTGAGCTGATTCTGTCACTCCAAGGATGGCATCAGCTGCGCTAGATAGGCCACCAGAAGCTCTAGAACCACCAATGCCTGCCTTATCATCTAAAGTCAGAGAAATGTATTCTTCTTTTAAGGCATCGAACTCATAAGCAATAGCTTTCTTGAATGCATCGACATTATGTTTCCAGCTCTTGAGATTGACCGTATCACCCATGTGAACAACTTGCCCATCAAGTTCATAGGCTTCAATCTTGATAGCATCAGAGACCTTGTCAATGCCCTCATTTGAAAACTTAGCCTGTGCCCACTTCTGCAACTCTTCAACACTCTTTGCGTTGTTGTTCTCATACTCTTTTTCATTGATATAAGGGTATGAGTTGATAAGAGGACTATCAACAGTCACTCTGATAGTCGTTTCTTTTTCAGCACCTTCAGGTTTAAAAGTCGACTTTGCATGAATTCTTGTGACAACATTATGACTGTTTTTTGTGCGTTGGTAGTCCTTCAGATTTTTGTGCGTTGTAATAACAACACCACGATTCTCGCCACGACTCTTCTTGACAGTCATCGCAAAGTTATCACGAACCAGCTCACCTTCCCACGTCCCAATGATACTATGCTTGCCATCAAGCAATACAGAGTACAGAGTTTCTGTTTCAGTCGTGTTGAAGGTCCTACGATCCTGGATATCGCTATTGAAAGAAAAATCTCCCAAAGCGGTTTTGGTGTTTTGAACCATGCGAGAAAGAGCCATGTCACAGCTCTGATTAGTCACACTTACTGGTGTGATAGAACGTTGCATCACATCGTCTGAAATATGATAGGCTGTGATTTCCAGATGATCATTGTGTTCAATAGGTTTCTTAATGCGAAATAGCTGCGCACCAAGAACAGGAGTCGGCGCTTTTATCAACATATCTTCTTGAATAAGTTGATAAATACCAGAGTCAGAAATAGGATATTTCACAGTTAAGGTGAAATCACCATTCATGGCCTCTTTAACAATTGCCGAAGTTGCTTCATGAAGTGGCTCCCCGTTCCACCGAACGGTTCTCACATCTTTATTAAGTAGATAAAGCAATTATGCCCACCCCCAAACCGTCTCGATTTCAAGCGATTGAATACCTTGACCTAGAACAACCCCAACATTCTTCACTTTTGCTGGATCAACTGTGATAAAATCCCCTGACCATTTGACTGGCTTTCCTGTTGTTGTTTTAAAACTTGGATTGTCAGGATTATTGGCCATCACAAGCGACTCAGTGAGGCGTTCAAGACGAATGACCTGACCAGCAATTGTAAATGAAGTTTCAGAAGTGCTCTGACCAACGATTGTGATTTTAGGAAAGGCAAGAGCAGAACCTTGAACGGTCAAAGTCCCACTTTTTGTTAAAGTTTGCGTGTCACTTGTTTTGAAAAACTTAGTTGGATGACAAGTAAAAGTTGCCTTAGTCATATAAAGACCAGGTTTGACTTGGTCTAATTCTGTCACACTGACTTTATAGCACCATAACTTGGTTGTCTTAACTTGCTCATTCTCTAGCCAGAATTTCTCACGAATAAACAGGCTCATGAACTGATTCATCTGTTCTTCAGTAGGCTTTACAAGATAGATTGAATAAGTCTTCTTTACAAGACCTCTGTGTTTGTTGGTCTGTACGATTGCTCCACTAATTCCACCGTGCTCAAGAAGAGCTGTCTTGCCTTCTCCTAAGGCAACCGAGGGAGAATCATGGACGATGACCTTAAATGGAAAAGACGATGTTCTTACACCGTCAATCACAAGTTCGTTATGTTTTATCATGCCATACCTCCTCTCAATTGGCTTCTACGTTGGATTTCATCAGCAATTCTCTGAGCTACTTCGTCAGCAATTCTAGTGATGTCAGCTTCTTCTCTGACAGTATTGCCAGTAATAGTAATGTTGATGGTCGGTGAAGTTCCACCCATTGTCTGAGCAATACCTCGACCGATAGCACCAAGCGTTTGATCATTAAGTGGCAATACTGCTTCGTTACCAGCTTCACCACCAACCATAAGGTTATTGCCATTCATTCCAAAAATGGTCGGTTTCGTCATGATACCGCCTTTAGCATACCATTCGATGCTGATGCTTGGCACACCTTGACTCAACCAATCCAATGGATTTGCTGAACCACTCACTGAAAAGTGAGGTAGTGGAATATGTGGCCAACTAACACTAAAATTAAATAGACCTTTAATCGCACTTATTGCAGAGCTTACAAGGTCTTTGGCTCCGTTTATAGCATTCCCGATTGAATTCTTGATTCCTGTCCAAACATTTGAAACAGTGTTTGAAATACCATTTAATACATTTGAAATTGTACTTGAAATTCCATTCCATACATTTGAAATTGTACTTGAAATGGCATTTATCGTATTTGAAATGTACGATTGGATAGCTGTGAAGATGGTCTGAACAACATTTTGGATAGCATTCCAGACAGTTGAGAACACTCCCTTGATTGTTTCCCAGGCTCCTGACCAGTCACCTGTGATGATCTGCATGACTGCCTTGATGATGCCTAAAACAACATTGATTGCAGTTTCAACTACAGTCTTGATGACTTCCCAAGCGGTTGTGATGACCAGTTGGATATTCGCCCAGGTGCCTTCGATTAATGGACCTAAGACTGTCATGACTGCATCAATTACGGTTTGGATAGCATTCCAGACTGTTTCTGCACTAGATCGTATAAGCTCTTGGTTTTCGGTCCACCAATTGACAACCACTCCAAACATGCTCATAATGAAGTCAGAAACTTCACTTACAACTTTGTTAATGACTTCCAGAATAGCATTCCAGACTGTCATGACTGCATCTCGGAATCCCTCGTTTGTGTCCCATAGATATTTGATACCGATGATGACTGCTGCAATAGCGGCAACAATTAAAGCAGCAATACCGATAATGGGTGCAGCTGCTGCAATCATCGCTCCAATGGATGTTCCGAGTGCTACTGCTGCTGCTTGTAAGGTTAAGAATATAGGGATCAGAATACCAGCAATGGTGACTACCCCTCCAAAAATCACGATGAATTCTTTGACAGGTCCAGGTAAACCGCTGAACCATTCTGCTATGTCTTTCACTATGTTTCCTAATGCTTCAAGCACAGGTGCCAAAGTTTCAGCGATTGCTGCGCCTAGTTCAGACATGGCTAGAGTGGCTGAGTTTTGTGCTGTCTTAAATTTATCGATAGGATCCAGAGTGGCTTCAAATGTCTTAGAAACTGCTCCTACTGAATATTCAGCAGATTCAGCAAATGACTGGAAGTCAAAAGAACCACGCTTGATTGCGTCAATCATTTGAGGTGCTTTCTTAGCACCAAAAATTTCCATAGCTAGACCCATTGCTTCGGTTTCGCTAGTTGTATTCTTTATCTTATCGATTGTTTCGACAAGACCTTCTTTTAAAGTCTTGCCTTGTTTAGCGTAAGAGCCTGCTGCCTTGGTCAACCCTGACAAAGCACTTGAAGCATCTACACCACTCGTTTCGAATTGTCCGAGCAATGCTACACCTTCCTCGAATGAGAGACCTAGCATTTTAATCTGTGGTGCTCCTTCGATGGCTTTTTTCATCAAATCATCAACTGAAACACCAGTTGACTGAGCGGTGTAGGTTGTAGAGTCTAAAACCTTCGCTAAATCACTGGTTGATAGTTCATAAGCTTCCAATGCCTTACTTGCTGAAATGGTTGAATTGGTGATGTCTGTACCATTAATTTCAGCAAATTTAATCATTTCTACGGATACATCTTTGAGGGCATCTCCAGCTAAACCAAACTGTGTGTTGACCTCTCCGACAGCTTCCCCAGCTTTGCTGAAGTCAGTTGGGATAGTTGTTGCGATGCTTGAAGCGATATCTTGCATCCCTTTCAAGCTATCACCAGTGGCGCCAGTTTTAGTAGCGATGGTGTCCATGCCTTCGTCAACTTGACGAAAGGCTTCAAGAGCACTCTTACCAAAATCAACCAGCTTTTGACTGATATCCGATAGTTTTTCAGAAAATTGATTGAGCAATTCAGCTTTTAAGAGATTGTTTGTTTCACTAAGAGACCCGCTCGCTTGTTTCCCAGCACTCCCAAGATTATTCATCTCTTGAGAGAGATTCGAGTAAGCTGTTTTAGCTTGATTCAACTGGGTTTCCATTTTATTGGCTTCAGCTGAATTTTCACCATACTCTTGCTTTGTAAGAGCTAGTTGTTTTTCTAGATTTTCAATCTGCCGAGCAACGATATCAGATTGAGCTCCAATCCTTTTCTCAGCAAGCGCCAATTTGTCAGCTTCACTTGCGTTAGCTCCTAGCTGACTTTCTTGCAATTTGAATGAACTGACTACTTTTTCATTCTCGCTAGCCAGTTGCTTCTGCTCATTTTGCAATTCTTTTAATTGGTTCTTGTTGTTCTGAGTAGCACTCCCATTCTCAGCAAGCGCCTGATTCACACTTGCAAGCTTACCCTCATATCCCTTCAGGACATTTTGAGTAACTTCGACTTCACGTTGGAAAGCACGGTATTTATCAGCACCAATATCACCATTTTTGAATTGCTGCTCCACCTGAGACTGAGCTTGTCTCAAAGTTTCCAGTTTCTCCTTGGTCGTCGCAACTTGCTTTTGCAGAACTTCTTGCTTCTGAGTCAGGAGCGTTACGTTTCCTGTATCGAACTTCAAGGCCTTGTCAATCTGTTTCAACTCCTGAGTTGCATCAGTAGCAGCCTTATTGACATTTTTCAGCGCCTTCTGTAAGGGCTGCGTGTCGCCATCAATTTCAATTTTGATACCTTTGATATTTCCTGCCATATTTCCTCCTTTCTCAAAAAAATAGAAAAGCACTGAGAGGATTTCTACGACGATAATGCAGTCAGGTCAAGGAACTTGACCTCAGAATCGCTCTCTCAGCACTCCTTTTATTTTAAAAATTGTCAAAATCAGCTTGGTTGGCTTTTCGCTCACCTTTTTTACTTTCGCTTCGTAAATTCACATAATCTGTTTGATAATCTAAAGCCATTCCGATTGAAATATTCTTCAAATCATCGATAGACAATCCTGTTTCTTTACAACAGGACAGATAAGATTCTACTGTGAAGATTTCTTCGCTAGCTGTTTCTGACTGGTCTGGGACTTTTTTGTCGTCATGCTCGCATTCAGCATTTCCATCAACACAGGCCCAACTTCCTGAATCGGAAAGACTTCCATTTCCATGAAGAATTGTTCATAAGGCTTGATTTGAGGATTTGCAGATTTAGCAAAGGTCCAAAAAAGACGGTTGAAAAAGGTCATATCAAAATCTGACAACATCGAAATATCAATATTAGTCGCTGTCAATTCCTTGTCGGTTTCCAGCTTGTTCAATTCATTCATGAATGATTGATTTTTCAACATCGAGAACAAATCTTGAAAATAATCTTTTCCAAATTGTTGTTTGTAGGCGATAGGAGTATAGCCGTTGGTCCCCAACTCATACTCCTGATCACCAACCAAAACGATTTTACGCATATGTCTTCTCCTTAACCTGTCACCGCAGTAGGTTCATACACTTTCTTGAACCAGTTGTCATACGCATCCTTGTCATCAGCTGATGTGATAGAACGCTTGACAACTGTATCCAATGGACGCGGGCTAGCTTTGAAACTAAGTTCACGTTCGTTGGTTGATGTCCCGTTCTTAGTTTTTGAGCCAAGAGATGGGCGACTGGCAAAACAGTAGTACATCACATAGCGAGTCTTGTTTTTGTCACCTTCAAACTGGAACATCATTGCGAACTCTGTCAAGCTCGCATCTGCTTTTTCAGTCATAACGCCAGTTTGAGGGTCCTTGATTTCACCAAGAATTTTTGTTGCAAATTCATCGATGATATGTGGAATTTTAAGTTTACCTTCATAGCCTTCATTTGAATTCATGAAATGGTAATCCTTGTTGTCTGCTTTGATAGGGGTTGTTTCCCCTTTGGTATCAAGTGTCAGCTCCATCGCTCCGGGAAAACGAAAAACATCGCCGTAAGTGATAACTCCATCTGCTGCAAGTGTTTTGATAGGTGCGATATGTACGTTTTCTAGGCCAAAGGTTACTTTATTTTCTTGAGTCATGTCATTCCTCCTTAGTATAGATAGACCGTATAAGACTTGACATAGAGTCTTTCAGCCTCGATAAATGTTTCTTCTTGAACATCGAAAAAGAGCTTGTGGGTTGTCCACAGCTCTTCCAGACGTTCTTCCAAATCTTCATCCTTGCGCTCAAAAGCTAACTCTACTGTCACGCTCTTAATCTGATGATTAACCGTGTTGTCAGCTGCATTGATGGCTGGACTCGATTCATAATAGACCAGGTAAGGTAGGTCAGGAGCGTTCCCAATTTTAAACGCTCGATAAGTGATAGGCAAGTTTGCCTGTTCCAAAATAACAGCAAAGTCTGATAGCTTCATTTCCCAATCTCCTTGATACGCTTCTCAAAGTTCTGAATTGCTTTTTCTTCAGCTGGCTTGATGTGGACAATACCAGCGACACGACCACCATTTCTTGAAAGGTGTCCGTTCTCAAGTATGTGAGTAAGACTTGCAACTGCGTTGAAGACAACAAAAGAGCCATTGGCCAACTTCTTCTTTTTCCAACTTCTACGATACTTTCCGTACCGTTTAGGACTTGTCTCTTTCAACTCATCCACAGTCTCATCAGCCACCTGCTCTGCAATCTTATCCACTTCTTCAGTAACCTCGTCAGAGTAAGCTGCAAGCTCTTTCGCTATCAAATCAGCAAGGTCATTACTCATTTCAAGACCTCTGACAAAGTCAACTCTAAAATTTCAGAATCGATAGGATAGGTTTTCAAGATACGATATTGCTTGCCTTCAAATTTCGCAAACTCCTGATTCTCATACTCAAAATTTCGAATCTCAACGACCAAGCTCGGTTTTAGACCTGCCTGATTTGCTTGATAAAATTCAGAGCGAGTAACCTTCTTTTTACGACACAACAGAGTAACTTCAACATCTTTAGAGATTGGTTGTAGTAACTTGTCCTTACCTGTTACTTTTTTAGAGATCAGTTTGATTTCATGATTCCACATTCTTGACCTCTTTCTTTGATGCTATCTGTAAATTATGCAGTCGCCATTGAAGGTGACGTGGCATATCCACCCCACCCTCATAGCGATAAGCAGCATAGTCAACGATAAACATTTCATGGTCAGCACGCTCACCAACAAGCTCGATACCGAGGTTATCGGTCAATTCAGTGATGACACTTGAAATGATTTTTTTTAACGGCTTGTCTCTCAAGTCGGTTGAAATACCCAACTTAAGTTTCAGCAATTCCAAAAGCTGACCTTCGTCCATGTTTACTCCTCAACTTCCTTAGCAGGCTCTTCAGCAGTTTCATCAACTGTTTCTTCCTGCTCAACTGCGGGTTTTTCTTTCACTTCTTTGGTTTCAGGAGCTGGCTTTTTAGGTTCATCATCTCCCAAAACGTCAAGGAAGATGGAACCAGCAGTGTTGGAACCAGTCAAAAGGCCGTTTGTAAAGCTATCTGTTGGCTTATATCCCTCACGAGGAAAGATATCGCCAACAGCATAGTCATGATTTTCAGGATCAGTCAAGTCCTTGAAAGGACGGATTACTTTATAGCTCATACGCTACCCCCTTAAGCTACAACATCAGTGTAGGTTCCGAAGAATCCAGCTTCTTCATCTGCTTTTTTAATATCCAAACGGATAAAAAGCCCAAGCAATTGTCCGTAGATGTCATTGTTTACCCATTTAACAGATACTTGAGCACGGTCAAACTCTTTGACGAACTCAGTGACATCTCCGATGAAGAATTTCATGTCTCCTTCGTTTCCAAATACTGTGTCATCTACTTTGTAGATTGTTTTCCCACCAAATGAATAGCCAGTAGGTGAAGCTACATCAGTTTGAAGCATGTAGCGCCCATCTTTGTCTTTCACCTTGTCAAGTGCGGCAAACATTGACTTAGTTACAACGATACTTGCTTTATAAATTGATTTAAGCTTCTTGTTGTAGATATCTTTAATACCATCAAATCCAGCAGCATCTGCTTGGGTAGCTGTTTTGAGGACAGCTGTAACTAATGACAATTCAGTGTTTTCACCTTGATTGAACACTTCGTTTTCAACAATGGTCATGATGTCATAGTCTGCGTCGTCAATCATTTCTTGTGACACAGGGACATATCCACGGTAAGTCTTGATTGAATAATCAATCTCGCTGATTGCTGGTTTTCCGAGTTCTGGATTTGATTTCAATTCCTCTGTTGAAACCATTACACCATCCGTCTTCTTGATAACTGGATATTTACCAGATCCACTGTTAACTTTCACACGTTCCACAAGATCCAAAAGTGGATTACGTGTTTTGTTAACAAAATGAGGTTTCAAAACTTCAGTAGGGATTAGAGCTGCGCTTCCTGAATCAGTAGTTTTCAATCCTGCAATGTCACGAGTTTCACCAGAGCGAATGTATTTAGCAATTGCATCACGTTGTTCCAATTTTTGTCCTCCACGTTGTTCTTCTTTGCTTGGATAAGTTGGTGCTTTACGATTTAGTTCTTCAACTTGTTTTTCTAGATCTTCGATTTCTTTTTCAAGTTGTTCTTTTTCTGCTTTCTTTTCATCCAATTCTTTTTGGATTTCTTCAAGGTTCTTTTCGACATCTGAAACTTCTTTGTCAGTTCCAGCTTGTTCCAATTTAGCAGCTTCAAGTTCAGAGCGTTTGTTCAATTCTTCGATTGATTCTTCAAGCTCTGCTACCTTGTCTGCTTTGTTGCGCATACGAGCGCCTAAAATTAATGATTTGTGCATAGATTAAATTTCTCCTTAATTTCTTTCTTGCGCTTGTCTAGCGCTTCACGATTAGCACGCTGTTGACTTTCAAAGTCTTTCTGTCGTGCAGCGATTTCCGTTTGTGGATATGCTGGGAAAGTACATGGACTTACTTCGAAGATTTCTAATTCTAAGATAGTGTCCAGGTACGAACCATCAGCACGTTCTTCTGTGTCGATTTTAATTGGGATAAAACCGAAGCTACATCCGACAACATCACCACGTTGAACACGAGCATAGGCTCCAATGGCTTGCGGGTCTTCTTTGTTGATGATGATATCTCCAAAAAGCCCAATATCATCAACTCCCAAAGTGACGGTCCCGTTTCCAGTTCGACCAAGCACTAAACTATCATCATGGTTAAACAATGCCCTGATGTCAGCGCTTTGGATTGCTTTTTCAACACCTTCACGCTTGATCACTTCAAAGTAACCTGGCCATAATTCAGTAACTTCATCGAACTTGATAAAGTAGCCACTCAAAATTAAATCACCAGTTTCGGTTTCTTCTCGTGTTTTAAATTGAGCGGTACGATAACTATTCCGTTTGTTCATTCTCTTCCTCACCTCCTTTCAACTTTTTCTGGTCCCCAAGTTTGTCTTGTGGGATATAGTTTTCAAGAGCAAGGAGCTCATCCATATCGGGATCAGGTGGCATTCCTAACCAGTCTCTCCACTCGTTTCTACGCATTGCCATACTGTTGGTCATCTGTTGTGCAACTGATGACAATTCTGTAATGTCGTAAGAATATAGCGAGCGAGCGTTAAGCTTGAAATACCGATTGTTTGAAACTAGTAAGTCTCTCGTTAAGGTCTGAGTGATTGTCGTTGCAATACTCATAACTGTTGTATTGACAAAGTTGTTGTATTCTTCTTTGTCGAAACTTCCAACTCCCAAAATAAAAGCTGGAACTCCCAAAAGCCCAGCAACTGTTTTCTTATCAATTTCAACAGATTCATTGATAGCAATATCTTTCAGGCTTAGTGGTTTAACCTGTTCAACGCTCATAAGAGCCTCTGGAACAATCCACGGTTCACCTGCTTGACTAGTGCTAAGGTATTTCTTAGCGACCATGTCACGACCTTCTTGAGTTCCTAAGTCTCCACTTGAAGAGTCAACTTTCACAATCAAGCTTGGAACGTTCTTCCCACTCATGAACCCTTTTTTGATTTGAGTAGCAAGATTTAAGTTCCTAACAATATCTCTCAGAGCAAGCCTATATCCAGTACCGACAAATGGATTATCTGGATCTGGATTGATTGCAAAGTGTACGATTTCGCTTGGATTGTAATCAATGCCACGATAATTCACGACATAGCCAAACTCATCGTTTTTGAAAGAGACCTCACTCATCGCGAATGGTCTCAAATTTAAAATATAATCATTCACAGGATCATACTCAACATGAAGAACCGAATTACCATCACCAAACAATAACAAGTCACGCACAATCTTGAAAATCCAAGTCTTACGAGTCATATTGTCGCATGGGTTTACATCGATTTTTCTAGCTAGTCCGTCTTTAATTCGGATGTCGCCTTTGTCGGTATTTTCCATCAAGTGAATGGTCATGTTGGATACCATGTCAGCAATCTTGTTGACCGCTGCAATCACATCAGGATTACGGGCCAAGGGAACGTAACCATCCCCGTCCAGGAACAAACCAAAGTCTGAATGCGTGATGACATTTGTGCCACTTTGAGTTTTACCTCGTTTCAAAATCCTATCTAAAAGCCCCATTTTCTCACCTCCTTTCCCTCTACTTGAAGAAGCTCATGACATCCTGGTTCTTACCAAGATTTGCCAGAGCTTGGATACAAGCAAAAACGCTGGCATCAAACAAGTCAATTCTTGCAGTACCACCGTCACCGTCTAATTTCTCATATTGCACAGCATCATCCACTTTCTCGATAGCTCTGACATTACTTACACAATATTCGTAAGCATCCGAATGAAGATAATAAAATTCTTTGTTCTTCACCTTGAACTCAATCCGTCTAAATCCTTCTGATTTCAGATAGAAATACTGAGGTTGGTCAATCATCTTGAACCTAGCTTGTTTCATCTTAGCTAGGAATTCACGACCAAATTTCCTATCCATCCCAACAGCGGCAATCTTGAATCCTTTTTCTCTCATTTTGATGAACCATTTAACGATATCATCATAGAGAACAGTCGGAGTGTTACTCATCGTTAACCAACCATCAGACTGCCAGCCAAAGAGTGGAATCCCGTCATCATTAGCCTTTTTCTGAGCGTTGACTCGAGGAAAGAAAGCATGTGTGATACAGATATCAATATCTTTTTCGCCATCGTGATAGACACCATATAGAGCAGCAGCGGTCAAGTCATGCATCCTTGACAAGTCAGCACCACCATACCATTGGATTGGTAAGCGTGCTAGTTCCTCTAAGGTCCAATCGTATTGACTGTCTGAAGCTATAAATTCATCAGGATTGAAATAAGCATTCATCGAGTTTGTAAAGACATTCAAGGTCTTGTTGAAAAACTCATTCCTAGTCTGTGGATCGTTCATAGCTTGTTCTGCTTCTTCTCTCAGAGCCTTGAGCGACACCGTCACACCCCACGAGGGGTTGGCTTTCTTAAGAACATTCTCGTCCAGATAATCCCCCACGTCTCCATCGGTAGTCTGGTCAGCTTTGCAGATAAATATGAACAAGGAATCATCCTTGACCAATTGTTTAAGGACCTTTTTACAGTATTTCAAACGGTTAGCAAGGAAACCAGTAGGAATATCACCAGCCGTGGAGATAACAAAAAGCATACTGTTTCGGTATGCTGACATTGTTTTCTTCATAAGACCGTACTTCTTGCTGTTTCTCATCGTGTGAGCTTCGTCTAGAATAATTACATTACCGTTCAATGAGTCCAAACGGCTTTCATCGTTGGCCAGTGCCTGGATAAAGAAAGAACCCTCGATACCAAAATTAGCAGTGATAGAGTGTTCTTGGTTGTTGTCCTTGATACGGATGTTCTTGTCATTCCATCGCTCAACATTGAACTTCAAAAACCCAAAGGCTTCCATCGCTTGCTTGACTGAGTTGGCGACGATGTAGCATTTTGAACCGCTATCCGTGTCTAATATCTGATAAGCAAGTGCGATTGCAGCGGTAAACGAAGTCTTTCCATTCTTTCGAGCGAGCATGATAAGCGCTTCTTTGAACCTGCGCTCATTCGTACCCTTATAGTAAAAACCAAACAGGTTCACAACTACGAAATGTTGCCACGGTTGCAAGAGTAATGGCTTGTTACGGATAGACACCGCAAACATATCATCGCCCTGCTGATGGACTATCGTGTTTTCGATGAAGTGAACAACGAAATCAACGATATCCTCATCCATTTCAAACTCAAGATTTTCAAGATCACGCAAGAAACGTTCAGCTGCAAGAATATTCTCCTCGCAATGTTCCTCTCTGTGAGAAATGACGTGCCGAGCATACTCTTTCGCTTTATCAAGATTACCCATTTGCAGTCACTCGCTTCTTCTTGATTTCGTTTTTGAACTTCAGGACCTCAGTAAGAACTGAATCACCTTCTTGTTCTACTACCTCACCAAGCGACTTCGGATTCATCATCAGCTGATTAGAGTAGCTGAGAATGTCTTTCCTCAAAATTTCCATCGCTGTCAAGATTGGAACTTTGCGCTCATTCTCAGCACCAGCCTTATTGACGTAGGTGTCTGTTACTGGATAACCCATGTCAGCATAATCTTGAGCAAGTTTCTGATACTGATAGAGCATACCTGCAAAGATATCAATGATCATTTCAAACTCTTTACGATAAGTGCCCAAGTCCTTCATCTGTTTGACAACTTTTGACTTAATCGACTTCGCTGTAATTGGTTTAGCCAAAAACTACCTCCTTTCGTCAAAATCGCTTAGTTTTTACCCCCTTTTTGTTTGAAGGCCCCCGACTTGGAAAAAGTTCCCTTCAC